TATGACAACTATGAAAGTTGCAAATGGTTATGCTAGTGATGATGTGACCTTAACATTCTATTGTTTAAATGACATGAGAATCATAGATTACTTCCATGCTTGGCAATCAAAAGCAGTCAATCAAGAAGAACAAGAAGTTGGTTATTTAAATGATTATACATATCCAGTAATCATTCAAGCACTTAAAAAAGGTGCAGAAAATCCACTGTTACAACCTAAAAAGTTATTTGACAATAAACTACCAGATGCATTAAAAGATGCGATACCACCAATTGGTCCACTTGACTTAGCAAATGGTACTTTTGATTTAGGTTTATTAGGTGATACAGGTTTGAGGTATATGGCAGAAGGTGTGACATATTCTTGTCGACTAGACAAAGCATATCCTACTACTATAAATAGTTTCGAAATGAATAATGAACTAGATGGTTTATTAGAAGTGAACGTTCAATTATCATACAAAAACTTTAGAATAGTTGAAGGTAATTTGAAAGATAGAATTATCGATAAAGCAGTTGATGTTGTCGGTGAAAAAGTGAAAGATAAACTCAAAGATAAAATGCTTGGTGGGTTTACAAGTACACTTATAGATAGATTATAATATAGGAGAATATTATGAGTGGAGCATTACCAAAATTAAATGCAACCCCAACTCACGAGTTGACAATTCCGTCATCGGGGCAAAAAGTGAGTTATCGTCCTTACTTAGTGAAAGAAGAAAAAATACTTCTTCTTGCATTTGAGTCTCAAGATGAAAAACAGGCGATGCAGGCAATGGTAGATACAATTATTGCATGTGTTAACGAAAAACTAAATCCTAAAACATTTACTTCATTTGATGTAGAATATATGTTTACACAAATACGTAGTAAATCCGTAGGTGAAACAACTAAAATTAATGTTGCATGTTCTGAGTGTGGAACAAATAATGAGCAAACAATTAATTTAGCAGAACTTAAAGTTGAAGTTCCAGAGATAAACAATGTTATTGAATTAACAGATAATATCTCTGTAGAATTAAAGTATCCATCTTTTGAGGCATTTATCAAAAACTATGGTAAAGACCAAACTGAAACTGAGTTTAGTTATATGGTAATTAATAATTGTATTGATGCCGTAATTAATGGAGAAACTAGAATTAGTGCAGATGAAGTCTCAGTAAAAGAGTTAAGTGAATTTGTTGAGTCTATGAGTTCTCAACAATTTCAATCTATTGCAGACTATGTACAAAATATGCCACAATTAGAAGATACTGTTAACTTTACTTGTTCTAACTGTGGGCATGAAAACGAAAGAAATCTAAAAGGTATTTCCGATTTTTTCTCCTAAACCTTTCGCATGATAGTCTGACAAATTATTATCAGACTAATTTTGCAATGATGCAACATCATAAGTACAGTTTGACAGAACTAGAAAATATGATACCATGGGAAAGGGAAATTTACATTACATTATTATTAGACTGGATAAAAAAAGAAGAAGAAAGACAGAAAAAAGAAGAGTCAAAGTATAAATAGAAGTATGGCAGATTTATCAGACGAAATTCAAGAATTGAGATTACAAAACTCAAAATTTACTGCCGAGTTAACGGCACAAGGTGAAGTTGCGGGTGCAACACTTACGGCGCAACTTGATACTGCATTGGCAGTTGACCAATTAACTGAAACTTTCAAACAATTCTTTAAAGCAGAAAGACGAGATAAAGAAAGTGATAAGTTAGAAGCATCTAGAGAAGCACAAGGTCAAGTCACGAAAGAAGGCGCAATGAGTGTTGCAACTGGTAGTGACATAGAACCACTAGATTTTAAGGGTAATTATTTTGCCATGATTGCTGGTGCGATTGCTGGTCTGGCAACAGGTTTAGTTGGTGCTATAGCAGGTCAAATTGCGGCAGTTACAGGAGCAATTGGTAGATTATTTAGACTTGACAAAGCACTTGCCGCACTAAAAAATTCATCTAAGTTGTTTCAAGCAAGATTTATGAATTTCATATCCAAAGGTGGAATAGGTAAGTTTTTTAAAGCAATTAGTACTACTTTTACTAATATAACAAAACAATTTAAAGCAGGTTTTAATAGTTTAAAAGTTGCAAGAAATTCTGTCGGACAGTTTACGAAGTTAGGATTTTTTGGTAAAATGGGTAGTTTTTTTAACACACTCCTTAAACCTTTTAGATTTATAGTAAAAGCATTTGCCGATTTAAATAAAACTGTACGTGCAGTTTTTGGTATTACTAGTAAAGTTGCAAAAGGTGGTGGTGTTTTATCAAAATTCTTTGGTACTATTGGTAGTTTTTTTCGTGGTTTTCTCGCAATTGGTAGTAAATTATTAGTACCATTACAAGTAGTTATCGGTCTTTTTAGTGGTGTCAAACAGGCATTTACAGATTTTACAAACACAGAAGGTAGTTTTCTAGATAAATTAATTGCAGGATTAGGTGGATTTGTAAAAGGTGCCTTTAATGCATTAATTAGTATGCCATTAGATTTATTGAAAAAAGGTGTATCTTTCATAGCAGGTAAACTTGGGTTTGAAAATTTTGCAGAACTACTAGATAGTTTTTCTTTTGCTGGTTTGTTTAGTAAAATATTTGATGGTATCACAGGTTTTGTAACAAATATAAAAGATATTATAGTAGGTATATTTACACTTGATGGAGATACACTTAAAAAAGGTCTAGGTGGTATTGGAAATATTCTTAAAGGTGTAGGTAAATTTTTTCTGGCAGTTATGGCGGGTGGTTTAGCGGCCTTAGGTGCAATATTACCAGGTGGCGAATCACCGGGTGAAGCATTTACTAGAAAATATAAAGAAGTCATGGCAGGTGGAAGAAGAAACGTTAGAAAAATAGAAAGTCCAAGTGGTACAGGTAGTGCAGAAGACTTAGACGAAACTGATTTAAATAAAGTAGCACCAGAAGAAAGACAAAAATCTATTGAGGCCGCGGCAAGTAGGAAAGAATCTAGAGGTGGTGGCACAACAGTAATCGATGCATCAACAAATACCAATACATCTACAAGTGGTGACACACTAGCAATGAGTGGTCCACCAGAACCAGCAGTAAATCCTAGAAAAAAAAGTAGGGGATAAAAAAAGGGCGATACTGAGAGGTAATAAGTATCGCCCTAAAACTTGTTTTCAGACTAACAAGTTTTTAAGATTCGTCATTTGCCAGTTTAGCAAAATAACTCAAAGTTTCATCATCTGATTCAGTAGCATTAACTTCTGGTGCTGGCGCACTTGCAGATACGACAGGTGTTTCCATCGAAGATGGTTCAACTGCTTCTGCGGTCTTAGTTAAGTCCTCACTCTTTTGAGTCATACCTTCACCAACTGCTTCACCCAGAACTACAGATAATCTCTGTTTTAGTTCATCATATGTTTTATAGTTGGTAGGGTCAACGAACTCTGCAACGTCAAACATAGAGTTATAAGTTGCTTCTAGTTTTGTTTCGTCTGCATCGTACAATGATGTTGAAGGTTTGAATGAAGATTTATCGTAGTTTCTGTAACCAGCAACATTAGTAATCTTTAATTCAAAGTCTGCACCATTCCAAAAGTCAAACGGATTGACAGGTTCTTCACCAGGGAATTGAGGTTGCATCACGTCCATAATCTTGTCCATGATTTTTTTACCAAAGTCATATAAAAAGACTTTACCTTCATTGGCACGGTTTGCAGGGTCTGAGATAACAAGAATGTTTACTACATGATGTAGTCTACGTTTTTGATTTCTTGCAGTTTCTTTATCTGCATCTATACCAGAATTCCATAATCTAGAATTCAATTCACCCAATGGGTCTTTTTGACCAATAGATGTTAGAGACTTCTCTACGTACCATTGACCTGTAGGTCCCTTGAAGAAGTGGTCAAAGTATCTTACCCATGGTAATTCTTGACCTTCACCTGCTGGTAAGAATCTAATAACGGCATACCCATTACCTGATTCATCGACAGTTGGTTTCCAGAATCTTTCGTCTTCATACGATTTCTTCTGAGTTGTGGCACCCGATGCTTCTTGCACCGCAGAAACGAGTTTTGAGACATCTGTTCTATTGGTCTTTAAGTTTGCGAATGACATGTATTTCTCCTTTGTATTCGTTGTATTATTTTTGTCCACTTACACATAATATAAAATTGCTCTCATTATACTTGTTTACACAAATAAAGTCAAGCATTATTTAACATCATTTAAAACAATGTATTCCCTTTAGGTAGCATATGTAAATTCATACCTTCTGCTTCAACTTGGTCTTTTATAGCAGGCGATATATATTTCTTTACATCTTCTATCTCAATATTATTCTTTTCGCATATATGGACAATAGCATCAATGTAACCATGTCCATCGCTTTTGACGGATTCAAGAATCATTTCAGTAAACTTT